CAACTCCCGCTGTTTCTAATATCTTTTGTATATGTTCTTCTTTATCTTTAAATATGTCTTGTAAGATAGCATGTGAAAATTTATTCGGAAGACCATATTGCTTTTCTTCATTCCATACAGCATCAATTCCCGGGGTAACTGATTGGTATGCTCTTTTCCCTGCATCAACAATAGGATTTCCATTCTCATCTGTCTGGTAATAAGCTAAGTCAGGTCCAAATGTTGTATTAATATATGGTCTATATACTAAATCATTCACTGCAAACTCTACTAATGCTGGAGATATGTCTCCTTGAACAGTCTTACCCGATAATGCCATTCCAGGTAAGTTTATATTTTCATATTTATTATTACGTTTAGTTATAGTTCCAGCCAATTCTAATGCTTCCATTGTAGAAGCTATATTATCTTTTACATATCTTGTTAGCGCATCTCCAATATCTATTCTCTGTTTTTCTACAGCAGCCATAGAACTAAGATTTTCAAATATATTATTTAGTTTACCATGAGGCGTAAAGAAATTATATCTTGGATCATTTAATTCTGGAAATGCTATAAAACTTAATCCATTCCCTTCATTATCTCCTTTAACGTTTCTATAATGAATATTTTTAACTTGCTCATCTATACTTATTGGATTATTCCCAAATAACTGTTTATTTGTTTTAGCTATTCTGGCTAATTCCCCATAGACCGCAGGTTTTAATAACTCTACTGCAGTTTTAATCCATCCATTATAAGATCTATCATTTCCTGATTTCCATAAGGTGCTATTAAATCTACCATCTGGAGATATTTTTGGTAAAGTAATATATTTAGACTGTGATTTATCTGCTTTAGTACCAGTATTAAACTCACCAAATTCTAATCCGCTATTAAAGAACATAGCAAATCTAGTTTGAGCAGATAATAACTGGCTCATCCCATCGAATGCAGTCGCTCGTCCAGCATTTCCTTTCTCTTTAATTACATCAAAAGTACTTAATTGGAAATTAGCACGAACTTCTGGATTAGTTAATAACATATCTAAGATTAGATGTCTCATATTTTTACCAGGACTATAAAAAGTATCTCTAAATCTATCTAGTATAACCTGTTCATAAGTCTCATCTGATCGTAATTTAAGTGTTAGTTTAGAATCATACGTGTTTAAATTAATAGCGTAGATTGGTTTCTTCGCGCCGCTCAAAAAGGATGCACCATAATTATCTATTCTAAATGCAGCTGCTAAAGAAGCTAGTCTTCTTAGTGTAGAAGTTTCTGCGCTTCCCGCAAGATAAGGACTTGTTGGAATTGCTCTCTTTAAACCTTTTAATATATGCTCAAAGGACCTATTTCCTACCATATATGAATGAAGATCTGCTATTTGCGTAGTGTCATCATTCAACATAGCTCTATAGACTTCATTGCCTAATGAGATTCCAGCATATTCTAATGTCTTAAACATACTAATTAAATAGTCTTTCTTGTTACCAAGTTTAGAAAGTCTTTGTGTTTCTTTATATAGCTCATCAAGTTTCTTAACTGCTTGATCGTTTATTAAATCTGGTTTCCCAGTTGTCGGTATATAAATATCAGTACTTCCTCTATTATCAATCCATTTACTGATGATTTGTCTTTCTAGGCCATTTCTATTAGTAAATACTACTTTAACAGCGCCATCTTCTATGATTAAAGTTTTAAATCTAATATTTTGTTTATTGAAATGAGCAGCAAATTTATTTTGCCATTGCTTTGTAGCTTGTCCATACACTTCTACCACTTCATTTACTAATGGATGTGCTCCTTTCTCAGCTAATTGAGATAATCTAGTAATAACATCTCCAGTTGGTGTATTTGCAAGAGCTATTGATAAGTATGCATATACCTCATCGAATGGTACATATCTATAATTACCAAATACTTTTCCTTTTTCTTTACTTTTTATAAAGCTTAAACCAATTTTAATGTCTCTAGATAATGTGTCTTTTACAGGAGTATGATAAAAATTAATATTAAAAATATGTTGTTTCGTTTCAGTTTGTACCTCTTCATAATCAGTTATCTCTTCTGAAATTTCTTCAGTAACTGTTTCTATTCCTGGAGCTTTATTAAAATCAATTCCTCCTTTTTGATTTACTTTATATTTAACTCCGATATTTTCTAATTCTTTTGTAGCAAGAGTAATAAATCCTGGACTTATTATATTTCCATACTTATCAGGTTTATCATACCATATGGAAGGGTCAGATACTGTAGCATATGTTTTTCCTAATATAGTAAGATCTTCACTCTTCTCAGTTACGTTATTAATCTTTATAGCTTTTGCTGCAATAGTTTGTCTAACTGATTCATAAGCACTTTTTAGAACAGCCCCATTACTTAACTCATCAATCCAGTTCTCTCCATAATTTTCTTGTAATGTACCTATAAGATTAAAGTTTATACCACCAACAATTTCGTCAACTTGATCCGTAGAAAATCCTTTCTTTGCTCTTAGTTTAGGAACAGTAACTTCTGATAAAGTGGCTGCTTCTTCAGCTGTATACTTAGTAAAATCTCTCGTATCTAAATCTCTAAATAGACGTTGGATTTCATTTTTCATTCCCATCATATTCTTCATGTAATACCACAATTCACGGAAGAATCTTTTTACTTTAGCGCCTAAACCTTTTTCATTTTGATTCAGTTTATATTTCATAAACTCTGATGCTAATTTTGTTTCAACCTCTTCACCAGATACATTCCATTTTTCTATAACTTCCATCTCAATAGTAGTCTTCTCCTCATCGGTTAAATGCATATCATAAATACGACGGAAACCTTCCCAATAAATTGTCCCTTCTTTTGCTTCGCCTGCTACAATAGCCATTCCTTTATGGTAATAACCATAAGCCTGACGTCCATCCTTAAGCATTAAATACTTAACTCTATTTATTAATTCTAAACCTTCTTCCCCAAATCTGGATAAGAACCAAGCTTTTTCTCCTTCTGTGATAATATCATAATTACCTTCAAAATCTTCATATTTTCTTAACTTAAACTCATCATCTATATTATCTGGATTTATCTCATCAATCTTACCCTTACCTGGCGTCTCAGTTTTTTTATCTTTTAATTCATCTGGAACTTGTCCCGCTAATAAATCTTCTAATGTTTGTTGTTCTTGCTCAATTATAATCTCTGGAGTTCCCATTACTTCTACAGCACCTGTCATAAAAGATGGTACATCAGATTGAGATGCTTCTATAATTTCATCGCTTACCTCAACATAAATAGCAGCATGATGAAATTGTTGTTCATTTACTCCTGGAATATCTGTTGTTAAGATTCCTGATTCACCTAAATAATCTAAATAATTCTTAAAAGGTTCTTGACGTAAAGGACTAAAGTATTCATCTTTAGTATTAATCTTATTTTTTTCAACATGATAAACCTTAGAGCTTAAGTGTTCTAATATAGCTGCTTTAATCTCTCCTGGTTGTAGCTCTAAAAGTTTACTACTTAATAATGAATTTCTTTGAACTGAGGATCCAGCTGTTCCGATTACTGCGCCTTCACCTGATGTTAAATTACCTTGTTCATCATATAATTTAAAAAAGAATTCTTTACCTTCTAAAGCATTCTTTAAATTATTACGTTTATATTGTTCACTTCCTTCCATATTATACTGGATCCCAATCACTCTTCCCTCACCAAATGGGATTTTTAAAACAAAGTTATCCATTGCAAGAATTCTTTTCATCTTACCTCCCAATTTAAAGTTATCATCTTTTCTGGATCCTAATGGAATATGAACTATTTGATTTACAATAGCTTGTTTATCTTTAGCGGTTATAGTATCATTAGTAAGTGTATCTAAAATAACTTGAACTGCAGCCTCGCTTAATGTAGAAGTTGCTATTCTTACAGGTACCATTCTACCACTCGCAGATTTAATAGCTGCATATATATATCCATTTTCAGAATATACAGACTTATAGCTAGGTATATCAGTATTATTATATACAATACCTGATTCTCCTTGGTGTATTCCAAGAGTTATATCTGGTCCTAATATAGAGATTGGTTGTTGTAAAGATTCACCCCCATTAGTTTTTTGGTTAATAACAAAACCATTTGTCTTTCCTGCTATCTTGGCTTGAATATCAACAGTTCGTTCTCCTTTATACATCTTTTCAATCTTAGCTCTTAGCTTTGCATTCTGCACTCTAAACCTATCACCCTTAGTTAATTTTGCTAAAATAATAGATGGATTAGAAGCTAGCCTTACAGTAATTACAATACTTGCTTCTCGTTCTGCAGTAGGAGGTTTGTAATAAGGATTACTAGGCTCTACTCTAAGGATTATATTTGTCCCAATTCCAACTTCAGCACTATTAGTTAAATCCATCCTGATTATATCAGACTCTTTTATTGCGTCTGCTTTAAATACAATAACCTGAAATTCACCTTCTCTTTGATATTGTTTAAGACTTTCTGATTCAATAACTCGACTTCCTTCTAGTATTGTATTATTATTTGAATCTACTTGAGGTTCAAAATAATGTAATGTCTTAATTCTTTCAGAGCCTTCGCTTAATAATCTACGCTCTTCATTCGACATATCTTTAGCATTCTTAATTACATATGCAGCACCGCTAGTACTAGAATAAACAGGAATTAAATTACCATTTGCGTCTCTCAGAGTTAAAAATCCTTTAGGAGCTATTGACTTATCAGATTCAGGAACTCCCATAAATTGTTGAGACCATGCACGCGGATAAGTTTTATTAAGCACTACTGTTCCAGCTGTAGTAGGAGTATTATCAGTAACTATAGTACTTTCTTGTTCTTCAGTTGTTTGGCCAGTTTGTGTATTTGTAGTAGCCTCAATAACTTGAAGTTGTTCGTCAACAGCTTCCAGTTGTTTTATCTCTGCTTCTAACTTTGCAATTTTTGACCGTATAAAACCACCATGAGTTCTACCTTCTTCAGTTTCTAATTGTGCTCGTAAAGCTTTTACTTCATTTCTAAGCTCTTCAAGCCTAGTATCTGAAGCTTCTATTGGTGCAGTCTTCTCATCGGAAGTGCTTTGACCTATCTCAACTTTATTTTCTTGGATAGTTAATAATCGTTCTTGCTCTTGCTGCTCAGTCTTAGATTGTTTTACGCTGGGTTTTGGGTTAACCGTTGTATTGGTCGCAATGATTTTGGATTCTTCCCGCTTCTCAGCTTCTTGAGCGTTTTCACTCTCTCCCATTTCGGGAGACATAAGATTTGTTTCTGTAACTGGGCTGGCAACAGCATTAGTAGCTGTGATTGTTTCATTGTATTCTGTTTTAAGGTTATTAATTTCATTTTGTATAGCATTGCTAAGTTGAATATTAGCTTTTCTTAATATGATTTCATTTAAATTATCTTTTAAAGGCTTTCCATTTATATCTTTAGCTGTTAAACCCTGTTCTTCATAACTTATAATATATTCTTTTCCTTCATGTTCAATAATTAAAAAATCATCTTTAACTAACTCATTAAATCTAGTTCTTTTAACGGCTTCTAAAGTTTCTATAAGATCTGCTAGTTCATATGTAATTCCTGGGCTAGTAAAAGTTACTTTTGTTCCATCCCATTTTGTTAATGTTACTGAAACAACGTTTGCATCTGTGTCGTATTCAATAGCTGTAGTAGGATCACTTGCTAAATTATTAAAGTATTCTCCTTCTATATTAAATGTTCTTCCATCTTCTACTATATTAATATTATAATTTGAATCTCTTAATAAGAGCATATCGAGATACCCTAGAGAAGGACCCTCCATTAATTTACCGTTACTATCTAAAAATTCTTTATTTGAGATCTCTTCTTGAATAATGTACTCTTTATTTGTTGCGCCTTCTCTAAATATAAGTTCATTTGTTTTTGTATCTCTATAGATAGCTCCTACTTTTTCTCCCCATACTACTGGAACTACTGTAGTATAATTATCAAATAGGTTTTTTATTAAATAGTCTTGACTCTCAGATACGCCGTATAAGATTTTAGCTCCCCTCGCTCCAGCTTCTTTATAATCTTGTTCCATTTGAACTCTACGAGCTTGTTCTTTCCGACTAATTTTAGGATCAAATATTTCTTTCTTTAAAGCTTCAATTTTTTCATCTATATGTTCACTTACTTCTTTAGATGTTTGATTTGCTTGTGCATATAATTCTTCATACATAGTATGCATTGAATTATTTACAGAACTTCTTATAAAATTATTTAATATTTCTCTACCTTGTTCTTGAATGTATGCATTATCAGGATACTGCGCAAAGAAATCTCTCACTTGATCTTCAGTAATATCAGGATTCTCAGTTATTAGAGTTCTAAAATCTTCTAATATTGCTCTATTCTCAACAGATACTTTAATAGCTTCTTCATTATTAACTGTAGCATCGTCTCTAAGCTTAGTATTTTGATCCTCTTTTCCTTTAAAACTTGTATCAGAAATCTTACCTTCTTTATTTTTTGTTTTAATAGATTCTCCATTTAATATATCTTGCATAGCTTGCCATGCAGTATCTCTATGATATTTATATTCTTCTTTCTTTGCTTTTAAACTTTGTTCTCCTCCAGAATTAATAGTATCTAAAAACTTATTTTCTGCAGCAAGTGCTTTTGAATCATAAGTTTCTTGAGATTCAGCTTTTAATTTTATTTCGTCTTTCTGAGCTTCTGCTAACTTAGCCTTATAAGGTTCAAGTATATTATCTATAGCTTTTGTTATTTCTTCAGCGTTTTTTCTTTCCTGTTTTGTAAGACTTTTATCTTGGCTCTGCGCTGCAGCTCTAGTTCTCATAGCTTCATAAGATTCTAATTGCTCTTCTAACATCTTTCGAGAAGTCATAGCATCATATCGCGCTTTAGTATTTGGGCCAATACTAAATTGTTCTTTACTGTATACATCATTTTGCTCATTATCAGCAAGTTGAGTAGTTACATTATTAACAAGTTCATCATAAATATTAACTAACGTTTCTAACTGTGTTAATGCTTGCGCGGTTCCAGGACCCCACTTTTTATCTGTAAGTCTATTAGTATACTTCTGGTATACCTTTTCTGTATTTTCTATTATCTTAATTAACGAGTTTTTGTTAGCTTCTACCTCAGCTTTTGGGACTCCGGCTTTTTCTAAAGTCTCCTCAAAAGCTGGATCATTAAGCATCTCAATTAACATATCTACATTTCCCGCATTCGCAGCGCTAATTGCAAGATTCATTCCTAATAACATATCTTGTTCTTCTGCTGCATTTACGTCTCCTCTTTCTAAAGCAGCATTTTTCTTATCTAAAGCTTTCTGAATAAACTCTGATCGTTGTCCTATCTCTATAATTCGTTGCTCGTTTAGCGCAGCTTGAGCTTTCCTATTCTTTAGATTAGAAACAGTGGTAAAGACACCCCCTCCTATTGAACCAAATAATGTTGAAGTCCATAATTCATCATCCGCAAAATATCGTTTTATCCTAGCGCCAAAGCCCATCTCGTGTGGCATAAAACCTTCATTCATCCATCCAGTGTTTCCAGCCATAATATCTCCTTTTCTAATTCCTTCTTGCATAGAAATAAAGTTCCATTGCTCTTCCATACCTTCTGAATAAGACCAGGCAGCCCATGGTACTACAGGTTTAGCCCACTTAACAAATTTACCAACTTTAGTTCTTGGGATTTTAGGATTTTTCAGTGTGTTATTCTGAGCTTTTGTAACTGCTTTAGACGGTCTAGAAAATGCACCAGTACGTGTTCTTCCTATTCTTGCTCCTTTTAAAAATAATGCAGATTGTAATATATCAAATCCTACATTAGCCCAATTCATATTATAAGAGTGTGATGCTGCATTACTAGCTAAATAGTTTGCTACTATTTGTGCGCTGACCTCTGAATTATCTTTAAAGCCATTTTCAGCTTTAAATTTTTCTCCTTCACCAGAGTTTAAGAAATTTTCTAAATTATCTCCTTTCCTTAAAAACTCATAATTTTTATCTAGTGAAACCTTATAAGTTTCCGAAGCTTCTCGGAAGTTTTCCATATGACGCATACTTACTCCCATAACTGTTGACTTAGCAAGCCATTTACCAGTTTTACTTAAAGTCATTAGATTTTCAGCTTTTGCAAATGTCTTTGCAACCCTAGCGCTTTTAGAGAGCTTACCTGCTCCAGCTACCATTCTCCCCATCTTTCCTACCATACCAACTGCTCTTACAGCTCCAGCAGCTGGAATTAATAAAGAAAGTGTAGAAGCTACAGATACACCATTTTGAGCCCACCATCCAGAGTCAGATGGATTCCATTTTGCTGTAGATTTTTGATAAATTGGAGTAGCATCCATCGTCCATTCTCGAACGCCAGATCCTATTCTAGTAAGACCGTTTTCATAATCTTGGTACTGCTTTTTACCAGTATATGCTTCTATTATCCAATTAATTGGATAATCCATAAGTGCGCCAATCCCTTCTACAGTTCCTCCTATTACTTCTCCTATTATAGACTGATTTAAGAATGCTCCAAACTGTTCCCAACCACTCTGATTCATGGCTCTTCGATAATCTATCTTATCTGGTCGATCTACATCCCAAGTAACATCATCCATACCATAGAAGTTAAGCTCACTAACATCTGGAGTATTCAGTTGGCCAGGATGGGTTCCTGGATTAACACTTCTATATAAGTCATATGAATCAGTAACATCTGGCGGAACAATATGTTCCTGGATTACTGGTAAATTTGTGATCGGATCTAATGAAGATTGTACATTAGCCGTAGGAATAGTTATCTTACCCCTTTTATTTGGTTTATCTTTTCCATTACTCATTTTAAACTAATTTTAGTTTTTCTTAATTTGCCCATGACGGATACGTATACGTAGCCGCTGGTGTTCCTGTAATTTCTCCTTGTGACCAATGCCACCATTCTTGATCAAACTGTTTTAATCCTGGTCCTAGAAGTGGTCGCGGTGAACTGGAATGTGCTTTATCTAGTGAAGTAAATAATGTTTTTAAACTAGCGTTTTTGAAATTTGGGAAGATCTTAGTTCCATCATCTTTTTGCAGCTCACTTGCTAATATTCCAGTTACAGTTTTCTGAGTTGCGTCTAGACCTTGGTATACAGTATTAACTCCTGCATTTAGTCCTCCTATTCCTACTACATCTCCCGTCGTAGTAAAGACCCAATCATACATAGCTTCGTTCTGGTCTAGATCTGCAGCTTGTCCCATCACATGGAATCCTCCTTCTGCAGGATTAGCAACAGGCGGCCCATTTTTTCCACCGTCTACCCACTCATTATACATTTTAAGTTGTTTTTCATAAGTTCGAGCTCCACTAGCTAAAGGTACTCTAAACCCTTGGTCCATGTATCTAGACGTTCCTCCAGAGACAGGTTGTAAAGTTACATATCCTTGATTAATAGCATGTGCTAATGTTATTTTTGACCCATCTGCTAATTCAACATGTGTTTCTCCATCAGCTTCTATCTTATCTAACTCTTTCTCCATAAAGTCTATCATATCTACATTATATTTATTACCTGCTTCAGCAAATATTACTGCAGTTTGTTTTTGTAATCCTACGACATCCTTTGTAATCCCTCCATAATTAAGTATATCATCTGTACCTTCTAATCTATCATCAGGGAACATGTATTGTCCTTTCCTTAACTGTGTAACAAATGGTTTACCTGAGACATCTGAACCAACACCGGTTGCAGGCTCTTGAAGAGTGCTTCCTTCAACAGCTATAGGTGTTTCAGGCGCTTGGGCCTGATTCATCCAAAAGGCTCTACTAGCTTCCATATTAGGATCATTTAAAGAAATTAAATATCCTAATTTATCTACATCAGTATCTACATTATATAATTCATTTCCAGTAGTATATATAGTACTTCCATCTTGCGGGTTTATACCTGCAATTAATCCTGCTTGTGGTTGGAACATATACTGTTCATTTAGAATAGGTTGGCCATTAGGCAGCTCTGAAAAATAAAAGAATCCTAATGGATTACCTTCACCATCTTCATATGAACTCATTTGTACATTTCCTGGTACAGAGATCGCTCTTTGAATATCTAACTGTGCATGGAATATATCATCCCATTTAGCTTTTTCTACAGCTGTTCTAGGTCTTGTTATCTTATGAGTAGTTCCTAAATCTTCATCAAGAACTTCTTCATATTCTCCCTGTCTTCTCCAAGTTTCCATTACTTCTTTTGGAGCAGGGTAATAAAGATTCATTGTAGCATTCGTTCCAGAAGGATTTTTTAACGGTATAGTTATTACTCCAAGGTAACTACCTGTAGCCGGATCAGGAACTGCTGTCCATTGCGTAGTTTTTACATATTTATCAAAGTCATCTATAATATCTTGATCAATCTTCTTTGTGTCTCCTCCAATATCAACTCCAGTTATAAGATCTTTAAGAGTAACTTCTGTTCCTGAGCTAGTTCTAAAATATTGATCTTCTTTAGACAATGTCGTAACTAGATTAGTAAGTATACTTTCATCCATTTGTTTACTACTTGTTGTAGAGAACATAGGTAATTTGATTGATCTTCCTCCAAAGTATCCGTCTGTACCCATAGAGGCTTGTATTCTATCCGCTTCATCAAATAAAGGTGAATTACCAGAATTAGCTTCTATATGATAAACTCCTGCTAGTAATCCGTGACTTACATCAAGATAATTATAAGCACTTCCTGGTCGTCTAAGGTTTCTATAATCTGAATCTTCTACATCATACGGTACTCCATTATCATCAAATTGAACAGCTGCCCATCCATTTAGATTGTAATCAGTACTTCCTATTAGGACTTGTTTTCTTGTTCCGTTTTGATGGTATATTAGATAATTTCCTCTTTTTCGTAGACCTAGATTGGTAGCTGCGTCTTGAATTAAATTAACTGCAGCAAAAGCTGAAGCATCATATTGATACTCTGCTGTATTAATTTTCTCTTGCCATTCATCTATATAATCATCATCTAAATTAGCACCGCTGTTTACTATGTCTTGATACTCCTGATTAATCTGCATAAGAGTCTTTTTATTAGTATCTACAATTTTTAGATACTCTGCTATTGGATTAGAAGACTCATTTATATAATCTCCATGTATATCTCTAGGTTTTCCAGCCTGTACAAATGGAGTTGTACTTTCAACTATTGGTACCCAATCAGTTCTTGGTACTGCATTCTTATTCTTATTACCATAATTATCATCAAATGTATGTGAATATGCTTGATCAGTCATTAAGTACTTCTCACCCATAGATCCTACATAAGCTGTTTTAGCCCAATTATAAGCTGTTCCGTTATAACCGTCTTCTCCTATTTGATCTGCATTTAACCCGTCTATAGCATCCTGTTTAGCTTCTTTAACATCAGCATCTGTAGGATTTACTCCAAATATATTATCAATAGCATTCATAGCTGATGATAATACAGCTTCTGGTTTCATCCAGTTATGTACAATAAGATCTAATTCTTGTTGGAAATCATCTGGATAATATGGATGGTCATTATGAGCTGCTCTATAAATTTTAGATAAAGAGATTTGTTTAAGTTCATTTTTTGTCATTTCTCCCTTCTCAGTTTTTTCCATCCATGAGTTTAGATCTGGTTTTATCTTATCAAATGTATTCTCATTAGCAATCTTAAGTTGTTCTGAGCCTTTGTGTAAACCAGTATATTCATATGTTTTTAGAACTTGACTTCCATCAGGCCTAGTTTCAAATCCTGCACTAGCATCTGTATCCCATGTATATCCTCCTGAACCATCAGAAACTAGACCTTGATTATAAAAATGAGAAAACTCAGCTTCTCCTCCTAACCAAGGGCTATACTCATCACTATAAGTTCCTTTACTTTCTTGTTTCTCTATTTCTTTATCTAACTTTCCTTTACGTTTTGTAGTTTCTTTAATAGCAAATAAATTTCCATCAGTAAAATCTTGATCAATTCTCTTCTTTATTTTATTAAGTGAAGGAACCATATCAGCATATCGTCCATTATGCTTAGTAATCAGATCGTTTAATTCAGTATCTAACTCAGTTCTAATTCTCAGTAACTCTCTAGTATGTAAAGGAGTAGATGCTCTTACTTTTAAAATCTTATCATCTAAACTACCTGCTAATTCTTCTGCGTCATTATGTTCCTTTTGTTTTGTAGCGTATGCTAAAGACAATTCCTTAAACGGAAGAGGTACATAAGTATCTAACAAAGGCTGTTCAGCCGGCTTCATGTATTTATTTACGGCCATTTTTAATTGGTTTTAAAGTATTTTTGGAAGTATTCTATTAACTCAGGATTCTCTCCTAAGATTTTTTGAATATCAACATCGCCCTCTGAATTCATATATAAAGAAGCATCAGGATATATATCATCAAGTAAGCTTCTTAGTTCTACATCTCTATTTGCACTATTCTTCATCTTTTGTTGTAATTGAGCATAGCCAGATATACCTTCCCATCCTTTAGCAGTGAATGCTTCTCTAGCTGCGTCATGTTGGAAGTCTGAATCTATTCTAGCTGTATTTTCAATTCTGTCTTTTTCTCCAAGGTTATATAAAGATTCATTCGCAGTAGTAAGAGCTGCTTGATCAAACTTATATTTATCAAAGAATGCTTTTCTATCAGCCTCTGTTTTTGCATTCATAAACTGATTTAAGATAGTCATATATCCTCCACTCGAACCATCAGAGTGTTGTCGTGCTAAATACTTTGCCATATTAAGTGTTTCTTCATTCTGATCTAATTGCATCTCAATATCAGTATTTCCTATTTTTTCTAGATTATCTAGTATATCATCTTCATATTTATTACCTACATATGGAGTTTTCGCAGCTGCTTTATTACCCATCGCTAAGTTATAGAATGTTGGGGCTAGATCTGTAAGAGTTGTTCCTATATTCCCAAGTAATTCTTTATTCTTTTTTGCTTTAGCGATCTTCTCTATTTCTAACTGCGCTTTCTCTGCATCAGTTAATTCCTTTTCTTCATTTTCCATTTCTAAAAATGCTGCATCTATATCCTCTTTTTGTAATTTTTCTTTATTAACAAGACTTTGTGCTATCTCTGGATCTGTTCCTTTAGCTATTAAACTTGTATATAAAGTTTTAAAATATTTTCTTTGGCTAAGACCAGCATCTGCTCCAAAGTTCTCTGCCCAGTTACTAGGTAAACCGCTATTATATAATGACCATGCTGCTTCATCTTGATTAAATTGAGTTTGTGAATTCTCATCTGTCCAATCCATACTAGTTACTGTTTTTGTTTCATCTCGTGGATCTGGAACTGTAATTTCTGATCGGTAATCATCCTTTTTTGGTTTAGTTTGTAATCCAATTTTGTCTTCTAAATGTGTACCTCTTTCCGTACTAAAATCTGCAAGTAATGCATTATAAGCATCTTTAGGATTAGTATATATATCTCCTCCCTCAGTCTCCCCTAAACCAAAATTATATCCTTCTTCTGGGAAATTAATTGTTAAGTAATCTAATAACTCACTCTTCTTAGGAGTATACCTATTACGTTTCAGTCCAAAGTCTACATCTGATTCATCTCCTATATTCCAACTAAAATTATCATTAAAATACTGATTAAAATTATAAGGTGTAAACTCGTCATGAGAACCTCCATGATTATATTGAGGTAATCCATATTTAGCACCAACCATTTGTTGAGCATCTCCTGATAGAGCTGACATATCTATATCTCCCATTGGGTTAGCAGCCATTTGTGCTTCTTGTTCCATTCCCCCTTGTCCTTGTTGCATCTGAGCTTGTTCTTGTAATTGTTGCTCCGCCATAAATTGCTCATATAGATCTGGAAAAGCTTTTTGTAATTCTTCTGCAGGTGCTCCATTGTTCATCATATCCATAAACTTTTCTTGTCTTTTTGTTTCTTGTTCTTGTTGCAACTCCATTAATTTTTGTTGCCAAGATTGAATCATAGCATTTGCTGTAGATTTAGTAATCTCATCTGAATCCTCTTCAGTACTAACCTTTTCAAACTTCTCTATATTCTTAGCTATTGTTTCTGCTGCATCTGCAAATGATTTTTTCCATGTATCTGATTTTAATTTTTTAGAAAATACATATTGTTCCCCTTCTCCGGTTACTTCTTCACCCCCTTTCTCATGACTAGATCCTTCTAGCATAGATACATTTGCAGATACTTCTTCTAGATTTCCTGTGGTAGCTGGTTGACCTCCTTCTGCATGCATAATTGCTTCTCCTCCTTCTGCTTCATAATTCTGTGTAGATGGTCCTCCTGCACTTAGTTGATCTATTCCACTACTCTCCATTAACGATTCGTTAGAATATGGATTATCCAGTTTCTGTATACCTGTTCCGGCTCCTGGCCCTAGGTCTAAAGTCCCTCCATTTTCCAAACGGTGTAAATTTCTAAGATCCATTCCTGACTCTGCAGCCATATGTCCTCCATATCTCGCATGTGTACCTCCTGATATAGCATCATAATCAATGACATCTCCTACTTCTCCACCTCCTCCTCCACCGATATTAAAACTATTACCAGCACCGCTTGTAGCCATAGCTCCTACTCCTTGTATTAATTCTGGTGCTAGCTCACTCATAAAATCTGGAGCAGGAGTTCCTAAATAACCAGCCAATGCATTTAGAGCATCAGTTCGTGTTGACATATCTAAACTATCCTTATTAGCACCATCTCTATTAAGTAAATTTAAAGTACCTGTAGATTCATGAGCATCTCGTACATTATCCTTATGTTGTTCCATATCCCCAGAAAATCCAAATGCATCAAATACCATATCAGCTAAGATCCCCCAAGGTCCCGCTTTTTGTAAGATGTTTGTATCTCCTACAGTTCCCATACCCTGTTTCCAATTTGGGTTTCTTTCTGCTATACCAGAGTAATCTCTAGTAGCATCAATTCTAATACCAGATCCAGCTTTAGGTAAATTTCTTCCTCCATATCCCTTTGGCTGTCTTATTTGTTCTTGTTCTTCTAATCCTTTCTGAAAATACTGATCCCAAAATTGTTTCATAGTTTCACCTTCTTTCAATCCTGCAGCTTTTCTACTATTTCTTATACTTCTTTTGCTAGGCGGAGGAGTATTAATATTTTCTAATCCTCCTATAATTTTACTACTAAGATCAAATGGTCTTACAGATTTATCAGACCCACCATAATCATCCATCTCATTACTAAATAATGGAAGTTGATCTTGATTTATATCAGTTAAAAATAATTGTTTTAATGACTCTGTATTACCAGAAACCTTCATAACATCTGGTCGTCTAGCATTCTTCGCGAACCACATTTTAAATGTAGGATCATCTTGAGGAGTACCTCCATACTCATGAAACTTATAAGGTTTCTTTGTATTCGTGCGATAAACATAATCTGTAGATCCTGAACTACTACTACCCCCTCGCTGTTCTCCTGGAATATACTGTGGATTAGTAGGACTAATTACTGTTCCCTTAGTTACATGTTGTCTTTGTTGTCCAGGATATAGAGGTGTAGTCCACCCATTCCATTCTGCAGCTGGTCCTCCAGGATCAACGAAGATAGACCCAAGTGAGTTGTCGAAGTTATTTTGAAGGCTAATATTTCCTGTAATACCGCCCATATTCATTTTAGGTACTTTCTTTTTACGAAGACTACCTCCAAACTTCATCCAATAATCTTTACTTATATTTGGTTTCTTTTTCTTTGCCATTAGCATTATGTTATAAAACTTACAAAACTACGATTAATTTTTGTAATATTCAACTTTATCGGTAAGAAGGTCTAAAAAAAGTTTTAAAGTAGTGTAAAATAAACTTAATATTCCTTGGTTCTCCGGTTTCAGTATCAAAATTGTTATAAATTAGATCGATAAATAAATACTTATCTCTCATTCTATCTTTAAAGGGTTTAGTAGGATTATAATTAAACACATTAAAAATATCTGCATCTACTAAATTCTCATCCATTATATTCCTTGCTACCATTGTTTGCCATTCTCGTTCTACTTTTCTAATATTAGTACCGGCACCCGTACCAGGTACTAATGTTATATAATCACTCATTTGATAATCAGTATAAAATCGTATTTTATCAAATGTATTATTTTTTATATCTATATTCTGAACACTTGGTAACCCACTGTTTAGTCCTGTCACGGTTCTATCATAGATATTTATTTGTTCTTCATCTTGTCTTCCTACTAACCATAAACTTTCCATATGAAATGAAACATTATCAAAAACTTTTGTGACAGATGATTCCAGGTTTGATGTTAATGTTACACTGCTTTGGTATATCATATCATAAAATTTTCCATAAGTCCCAACACCATGCATATATAATTGATCTTCTCCAAACCTCACTGGAGACATACATGGATTTTGTGTATTAGGAGTAATAAGAAATCTACCACTGTTTATATAAATACTTGGATGAAAATCATAAAATGATGTATATCCTTTAACTAATTCATTATATCCTACAGTAAAACTATTAGTTCCTATACCACATTCTGATGTTAACGTTTGAAGAGTACTTATATCAATATCGCTATATCGAGCAGGAGGCTGTATTCCAGGAGGATATGAATTCCAAGCTTCTGGGATCCATAGAAGTATATCTCCAATTTGATGTCCTAGAGGATTAGGAACTGGGATAGGTAAAGCAGGACATCCAAATTTACCTAAAATAAATCCAGTAAAAGGACCATCAGCATTAAGTAAAATATTCGTTAATATAACCCATCCAGATACAGTAACTGGAGCAGGAAAATAGTCATCACAATCTTGAGTAAAACAATCATCACATGTATTACTATCAGGACGTACTGTTAATGCAAGTATTCTATTAGGCATAGCTCCTCCTTCTTGTATATTTACTATAGGCATCTCATAAGCTGAACTATATCCTTGATCATGGAAAGTAAATAGAACTTCATTGTTTTCAGCATCATACACACAAGAGATTCCTTCTTTAAGAATAGGATTATCTTTTACTAAAATACTTCCAACTAAATTATCTTGAAAGTAAGAATGTAATCCTACTATATCAGATACTGGCATTGTTCCTTCTCCACTATAAGTAAACATTTTTCGTTGATTTATATCAAAGAAATATAATGCATTATCTGAATGGGTCACTGCCCATTGTTGTTTTGCTCCATATAAAGTTGAGATATATTTATAACTTTGTATGAATGCTCCAGCCCCTGTACTTACAGTTCCTAATTGTAACGAAGTCCCATCAGCAGCTTGTACCATTGCAGTTGGATTAACTGATAAAGCTCCAAATCCAGTATCCTGGAAATAGTACATTGTATCATGTAATCTAATAAGCTTATTTAGAGGTCCATATACTCCCTCTACATCTTTATAATTATTTTGTAAAAATACAGCCCATGAATCATTTGCTTCTCCATTGATCTTTGTTTCAGAATAATATACTCGAGTATCAAACTCTTCACCAAATGATACATTTAATGGTTTTGGAAAATATGAACGAACATCATTAGTAGAATAATAGGCTGCCATTAATTGCATATCATCATGAAGATTAGTACCATTATTTGGAACTGCATTTCCAGATCCTCCTTTATTATTGAAATGATAACCTGATCTCCATAATACATTAGTCATATGCGCTTCAGTAGGGAATATACAATTCCATTGTACTCCCCATTGAGCATCTCCACTATTAGACGGCATACTCCATCCTTGCGCATCTAATGAATCCCAATTTTCAAATCCACTTTGTCCCCAATTCTTTTCATATTGTGTAAAATCATATAATTGACATTGTGTATCTCCACCCCAACATTGTGATACTAAAGGAACTGTTAATAATGTTAAAGGTAAAATAGGATAAAAATGACCTGTGCTAATATATGTTGAGTTTGATCTATTAGCATATGTATTTCCACCATAAGGAACTACATACTTTTCATAGCTAAAAATAGCTCTATAATTAGGAACTGTAGTTGTAGTAGCAAATGCATCTAATGAAGCTCCCATTAAATAATTAGCTCCTTGCCATTGATTTGCTTGGTTAAGAGTAAGTAAAAAACATTCGCTTCCAATAGATTGTGGCCTAGAAGAAACCCAATTATCTCCTGGACTCCATACCATACCAGTCCAAAACTCTCCTCCCGGATGACTAGCATTCATAAATGAGAATTCTAAACTTGTATCACTAGTCTCAGGAATAAATAATCCATCTCCTACATGTGATCCCCAATCAATAAGTTGTTTACTATTAGCTGGATCTTGTGTTGTAGCAACTGAAGGTACACCATTTAAATAAGTATAATTTAAAGCTGATGCATTTGATCCAAATACTCCACCTACCATAGTAGCTCCATAATAATATTTATACCAACTGTTTGAATACAATCTCCATACTAAACCGCCTGGTACCCAATTATCCATATTCATCCCTATATTATACTGAGGAGCCATTACAGATTCAATCTTTATATAATCTCCAGATGTTATTGCAGTATCTATTCCTAACCCAGTATTTAAATTACCTGTATTAGTTGGATCACTATTCTTCCATCCAAGAGGTCCATATAATAACAGTTCTGATTTTCTAGTCTGACACACATCATATCCTAAATCTAAACCACCCCCAGTATTCCATGGCATGAGGTCACACTGATTACCTACACCACTAGCATTTCCAGTAGCAGCATCCATATAAGCAATAATAGGTCCTCCACACGTTGAAGGATATAATCCACATGATGGTATTATTATATCTTCATCATTTCCTCCTCCCCATAAATTAGGTTGAGGATTTGTCATACCAGCCCATTCACCTTCATCCATCCTTAATCGATCTAATGTATGTGCTAACCCATGACCAAATTTAGATTTATCATTATTTTTTCTATCGCATCTAACAATAGAAAATCCTGTAATCCCAAGTGCAGCTATATCTATTCCTGATGTTGCTGGATCTAAATTCACACTAAATTGAATACCAATATTATTAGTAAATAAAGTTCCTTCTCGTGGGAACGAGGGTGCGTTTCCAAGAGAATCATTGGTATTTAACATAGTAGGACTTCCTGGAGATCCAACCCAATTACTTACATGAAAGAATCCAAAAGGATTTCCTAACCCTGTAGTATAAGAAAATGGAATTTTAATATCCCCAATCCAATTTACAAAACTTGCTTGTCCTTTATTATTATAAAATACTATACCAAATCTATAAGTTTCTCCTCTTGCATATGCTCCATATAAACTCCATTTATAAGGAGACTTATAGTTGTCATATGTATTATTCATATTATAGTTATCACCAGGAACTCCAAGAGATACCGATCCTCCTATCGTATTCTGAGGAGCATAGAAGCATGCTCGATTTGGATTAACTTGAGTAGTAGTACAATTAACATGATCCGTATAATATACATTAGCAGTTGGTCCGTGTCCAACTGAATTGTCTATAGTATCTTCTTCATTTTGTTGTCTTATAAAAGTATAACTAACATTATGACCTGATCCTCCTAGAGTAGCTCCATCTAATTGAAAAGTATATTGATCATTAGTAAACCAGTTAGCATTCGTTGCAGGGTTCTCATCGTTAAAAGGATTTATAGCATCATGTTGTTCAGGTACTAAATCAATAGCCGTTTCACCTGCTCCAGGTGCATAAGGAGTTGTTCCATTAATAACGACTGGTAAATCAGATAATGAATCTAACTGTGCAAGTTGAGCCGCATTAAATCTATAAGACCGTGCATCATAATCAACATTAAATGTAGTATTAACAATATTCCCAAAAAATAATTTATTATCTTTTGAAGATAGAGTTTTTACTTTTTCAAATGTTGCTCCAATACCTGTTGTAAAATCAGTAAATGTAAGAGGAATAAACTCTTCTGATCCTGTATGCTCTACTACTAGATTTGTTAAACCATTTGTTAATTCTGAGAAAATGTAAATCTGTTCATTTCCTGGAACATCATCTATATGGTATATAGCACATAACTCAAGAAATTCAAATGCTGTATCTAAATTATTTAATTGCCATCGTATTCTTTTATTACTTTGAGTTCCTTTCTTAGTAAGCATATCAAATTCTCCTCCACTTATATTACAATATGGATCAGTATCACTACTTTCATATACAGGAACTAGATTAGATAAAGGAGACCAATCCGAAACTAAACCTTCAGCATTTTTATATCTATATGCTAATTGATATACACCACATAAAAGATTCCCTCCTGTAGCTACTTGATTAAGTATGGGTATACTAAAACCTGTCTTTGGAGCTAAATCTAAAAACTCACATGGAGTAGCCATAGCATCTGCATTAGCTACATTCAGTTTTCTTGGAGGATTGAAGTTATCAGTCCAATAAATTCCTTGAATATCTATCTTTTCATACCGCCCAATAGCTTCAATAGGATGCTGTTTAGTAAAATTAATACATAAATCTCGTGTATAAATACATTCAAGAT